CGCGTGGTGAATCTGAAAGCTGCCCCCGGTGGCGGGCCGCATGACATGAGATAGGAGGAGCGATGATCGCTTTTCTGTTTTGGTTTTTGATCACCATTGCGGTGTTTGCGATTGTCATCATTGCCGCCAAGTGGCTCATGGGCGTTGCAGGCGTGGCGATTCCGCGAGAACTGGCACTGATCTTGGGGATCATTCTGTTCATCATTTTGCTTTTTGCTTTGTGGCATTTCGTGGGTTCGAACGTGCCACCACTGGATTATCCGCGCCGTTAAAAGAAAAATCCCATGCCAGCATCGGAAGTTCAGCGGTTATACCGCGAGCACAAGTTGCATAGCGGCCCGGGCGGGCCCATCGTCAAAAAGAAATCGCAAGCTATAGCTATCGAGATTTCCATGGCCAGAAAAGAAGGGCATCACATCCCCAAGCCGAAGTCGATGGCGCACCGTTACCGCGAGGCGAAGCATGGCTGAAACGAAGCTGAACAAAGCGATTTCGCCGGAAGACAAAAAAAAGTACTGGGGTTCTGAACAATTTGGTGGTGCCACTGTCTATCCTTCCGGCGATCAGGTCAAGGTTGGGGAGTTCGACAAGCTGATCAGGGAATCCGGCGGAACTCCCGGTCAGCAACCGAATCTCGGCATTAAGCCACCCAACATGAAGCGCGGCGGGCCGGTGCGCGTGAGCGGGCTGTACCGGCTGCACAAAGGCGAACAGGTCATGCCCAAGAGCCTAGCGGCTCGCTACCGGGAGACGAGACGTGGCTAAGGGCTGGCTGGCAGCGGAAGGCAGACGCGAGAAGAAAGCAGGCACCAAAGGCAGTCTGACGCGCGCGGCACATCGTGCAGGCTTCTCGACGGCGACGGCTTACGCGCATCACGTCAAGGCCCGTCCCGAAGGTGTTTCCACATTGACCAAGCAACGTTCCAACATGGCGCTGCGCTACGCGGCGGCGCGCGGAAAATAAATGGCTGACGTAGACGCAGTGCGCGAGCAGGAAGCGAAGGATCGCGAAATAGTAGCTCGCTGGATGGTGGAGATGGGTCTAGCCACCGGCCACGGCGACACGCTGGAAGATTTACTGAAGGAAGCTACGTGGCAAATTAAAGAAAAATGGCTGAAGACGTAGAAGAACGCGAACCCGCGCACGAACAAGAAGAAACAGGCGAAGAGGAGCAAGAAGAATTCAAGCCCGGGGAGCTGTGCGCGGTCGATGCCGTCGCGGAGGATGACCAGGTCGACCTCTCCGAAGACGACGAGAGCGGGATGTCGGAGGAGGAGAAAGAAGGCATTCTCTCGGATCTGTGCAACAAAGCGTGCCAGCGCGATTTGACCAGTTACCGGCTCGAGATTCGCGATGCCTGGAAGGCTCGATATTTCTATCGCGGGAATCAGTATTTACTGCCGGGAAAAAACGGCGCATGGGTACTGCCACAATTGATCCTTGTAGGTGGTCAAAGTTATGACGATCACAATCAGGAAACTAATATATACCTTGCCTTTGCTGACACTATTACTGCTGCGTTAACAGCGGGTACACCCAGCGTGCGGTTTGAGCCGGATGACCCTGCCAACCCTGCGGACCAAAGCGCCGCAGAAAATGCTGATGGCGCACGCCGGCTAATCGAGCGTGCCAACAACATGGTGGTTCTGCAGGAGGATCTGGCGCGGTTCTTGTGGACCGATGGCCGTGCGCTGGGCTACACGCACTTTGTACTGGACGGCCAGCAATTCGGATACGAAAGCAAAAGCGACATCGCGGACGAACTTTCCTACTTGCCGGAACTGGCCGGGAAAAGTGAAGAGGACGAAGAAGAATTCCAGATGGACCGCGGCGACCCGCGGGGGCAAGAAGTCATCGAGATGTTTGGGGCGCTCGAAACCAAAATCCCCATCCAGTCGAAGGATTTGAACGATTGCGACTATCTGACCTTGTCACGAGAATTCGACATCACCAGGCTCAAAACAAAATATCCCGAGAAGGCTGACGAGCTGAAACCGTTCCAGACGCCCACGGCCAACATGGAGTTTGCACGCCTCGCGCGCACCGCGATTATGACCGGCATGCGTCCATCGAACATGACGCAAGACGCGATGACGTATAACGGGACCGAGCAGTTGACCTGGCTGCGGCCGGCGTTCTATCGCGAGATTGAGGACAAGGACAAGCGCAACTGGCTTTATGACACGTTTCCCAAAGGCGTCATGGTGGCCATGGTGGGCAAGACTGTGTGCGAGGCGCGGCGTTCCAGTATCGATGATCACTGGACGCTGTTTCACGCGCGGCCAGGTGACGGCGCGCATCGGCCGGCGTTGGGCTCGCCGATTCTTCCACTGCAGGAAAAACTGAACGATTGCATGGACTACATGCATGACGCGTTCATGCACCTCATTCCGATTAAATGGGTCGATAACGAAGCGGTGGATGTGGAAGCCCTGGCGCAAATCGAAATCAAGCCGGGGATGTATTTGAAGATGAAACGCAAGCCCGACAAGGCGCTTGCGGAAAATATGTTTGTCGAGCCGCAGATCCAGCTCGCTGAAGGCCTGCTGGTGTACATTCAGAATTTATTTGGCGAGTTCGCGCAGTTTCTCTGCGGTGCGTTTCCGGCGCTCTTTGGCGGCAACACCGGCGCGAACGACACTGCGCAGGGCATTGCCTCGCAGCGGGACCAGGCCCTCGGCCGCATTGGTTTGACTTGGCGCAACATCAAAGCCGGCTACGCCAGAATGATTCGGCAAGGTGTGGCGTGCGCGGCGAAGTTTCGCAATTCAGTGATGTCTGGAGAGGTGAAAGGCGCCGGCGGTAAGAAAGAACACATCCACATCGATCCCGAAGACTTGAAGGGCAACATCAGGTGCTATCCAGACACCGATGAAAATTTCCCTGAGTCCTGGGTGGCGCAGCGCGCGGTGTGGACCGGGATGATGGCCAGCGCAGCCACCAATCCCATCCTGCAGGCAGTCCTCGCGGTGCCACGCAACTTGGCCATCGCGAAAGACAAAACCGGTTTGCCGGAACTGATCGTGCCGGCGGCCGAAGCGGCCACCAAACAAGCTTCCGAAATCATCATGCTGATGCAAAGTGTGCCGGTGCCGAATCCGGCATTGCAGCAGGCCCAGCAGGCCTTGAATCAACTGGCGCCGCCGCCAGGCGTCGATCCGCAGACGGCGATGCAGCAGCAGATGAAGATGAAAGCAGCTATCGCGCAGATTCCGCCGATGGTTTCCAGTGTGCCGGTAGACGAAGAGATGGACGATCACGCGCACGAGATGGGCGAGATTAAAACTTGGGCGAACACGCCTGAAGGGATCAAAGCTCGCGCGCTCAAGCCGGATAATTTCGCGAATGTCAGATTGCATTACGACGAGCACAAACGTGCCGCACAGGCTTTGCTGGCGCAGCAACAAGCGCAGCAACCACCGCAGCAGAAGCCGGTGAGCGCGTCGATAAACTTCAAGGATTTGCCGCCGGATGGCCAGCTTCAGTTGGCCGCGCAGGATGGGATCAAACTGAATCCTGCAGTGCTGGCACAAGAAAATTTGAAAGATCAGGTAGCGGCGGCAGGGCCGATGGGCAAACCGCAGGCGCCCATGCCAGGCGCACCACCGTCCGGTGCGCCTCAGCCGCCGCCAGTTCAATAAATCAGGACAATCGCGGACAAACGCGGACAATCAGGAGGATGTATGGGTGACGCAGAGGATCTAGGTCTGCTTGAAGACGAAGGTGGTACGCTTGGCGACGACGAAGGAGGCGAGCCAAGTGAAAGCGAAGAAGAATCACCAGTTGAAGCCCCTGCGGAAGAAGAAGCCCCGCAGGAGGAAATCGAAGAACGAGAACCGAGAGAAGACGACCGAGCGGCAACTAGGGCTCTTCCAACCCAACTCCGAAAAGCTCTAAGAGAATTCACGGCGGCGAATCCTGACTTCGCCAAAGCCCATCCCAGACTCGAAAGACAACTCAGCGCCGCGCTATTCAAGTCTCAGCAGACCGATAGATACGGTGGCCTGCAGACGCTGCGCGCCGCGGCTGAAGCGGTGGAGCAGCATGGGGGTCCGCAAGGCATCGCGGAAAGGGCTGAGGAAGTAGAAGCCTCGCGCGTGATGGACCAGGGCTTCCGCGAGGGCGACCCGGTTCTCATCAACACCATAGCGGAACAACATCCAGAAGGTTTCAAGCTGTTAGTTGCGCCGGCAATCCAGAAGCTCGAGAGCATGGACCTGGCTGCACATGACCGCGCAGTTTCTCCCGACATGGTGCGCACGCTGGACCGCTGCGGTTTTTTCAGGACTATGGCGGCTTTGGATAACGCCATTGCCGGCGAACGTTTCGAGGAAATCGTCAGGCACGGCAATACCGCGAAACAGTTTTTGGAAGAACTGCGCAACTTTGCGGCGCAAACCAAGGCGCCCGATCCGTTGAAGGCTGAACGGGAAAGCTTACAGCAGGACCGCGCCGAGGTGCAGAAGGAACGCACCAACACTTTCTACGGCGGCGTGCGCTCGATGGTGAACAACGAAGTGATGGCGTACACCAACCGTTTGCTGCGCCAGGAACTGGCCGGCCGCAAGCTGCAGGTATCCACCGCCAATCGCGTCAGGAAACAGATCAACGAAGATTTGGCGGCCGCCGTGAACACCGCGCAGGGCTACCAGGACAGATACAAAGCCACCATGGCGCAGGGTGATCCTGACCGCGCGGTGCGTTTCATTACCGCGGCCGCGAAGCAGAAGCTTCCCCTGGTGGTCAAAAGAGTTCTGCGTGACTTCAATCTTGCGCGCAGCGGTGGGGGGACCACACTGCGCCGCACTGCCGGCACGGCCGGGGAGCCGAAGGGATCTTCGACCGTTGCTGGTAGGCCGAAGACCGCAGAGGTGGACTTCACGCGTACCGACAAAGCCACCTACCTCGCTTCGCTTGGCCGTCACGGCGTGGCCTATTTGAAAAACGGCAAGCAGGCCAAATGGTGAAAAAGTTTTGTTCTCTCAGGAAACTTGATCGAGCCGGAATCTCGTTAACCCGAAAATTCAAGTCTGAGTAGAACAATGCAGCAAGCACTCTACGGAGTGCCACTACCACGCAACCACACACAGCAGGGGCGAAGCTGGCTGATTCAGGCAGCACAACCGCACGAGGTAAGTCCACAAAAGCGAGTTGCTAAATGGCAGCTCTAAACGAATCCGCGGTCCAGGCGGTCGAACTGGAGACAGTGCGGGAAGAAATTCCCGACCTGATGCTCACAGAAGACACCTTCTACGCGCGGTTAAAGAAAGCCGGCCGCGTTCTGCCGATGAGTACCTCGACAGGCGGCGGATCCGGTTCCACGTTCGATCCCACGGGTAGGCCTTCGCTGCGCATTCCCATGCGTATCGCGGCCGGCTCAACGCACCAGCAATTCTCTGCCGATGGCGGCGACATGGGCCGTGGCACGGGTAGTCTCTATGCCGCGCAATTCCTAACGCCGATCAGCTTTTCGGAGGCCTGTGAGATTACTGCTCAGGCACTTTGGTCTACTGAGACTGGCAAGAAGAGTAGGGTGCAAGTTAAGGCAAGTGAGTTTACTCACACGTTAGAGCAATTCAAGAGTAATCTTGACGCGGACCTCCAGGGCGACGGCTCTGGAGTGCTGGCCACGGTTACTACACCTAACAGTGCGAGTGGACCCGCTGGGGCGAGCTTTTCCAACATCATCGTCAACAACGCCAATCAGTTTTACGATAACCAAGTGGTGCAGGTATTTCCAAGCGTTGGAGGAGTCTCGCGAGGCAGTTTCCAAATCTCTTTCGTCGATGGAGTCGTTAACACGATTTTTTCGGCGCAAGCTCTGCCTGCCGGGACAGTAGCCAACGACCTGCTGATGGTGAACGGAGCATCCGGTGGCGCGAATACCAGCATCATGGGCATTCGCGGCTATCAGGTGAACGGCAACGCGGGAACCTTGAACGGGCTTGCTCGTTCCAACTTCCCGGGCCGGCTAAGTACGCCCACGGTCAACCTGGGCGGCGCGGCCATTACCATTCCGATAGGACGTTTGGTGGTCAGCAAGATTGCCCTGGCGTTGGGCAACGAAACTCCCGCACTCGCGGATCTGATCTGGTACATGAACGTGGACCAGGCCGCGGCCATTGAAAACCTCGCGATTCAGGTGGCTATCACCAATCAGCAGGAAATCAAAGGCGACTCCTCACAGGACATGTTGAAGAAATTCACTCCCTCGACATTCGTTGGTTATGACATTGTCAAGTCAGTTCATGCTCTACCGGGACGCGCAGAGGCTCTGTGCCTGAAGTATTGGGGACTCGGCGAACTCAAAGCTTCCGATTTGTACGACGTGAACGGGCAAACCGTGTTCCCAACCATCGGCGCGAGCGGTGGTATTAACGCTTCGACAGTGTTCTATTTCGTAATTTCCTTCAATGTGTTTAACAGTAACGTGCGTGCTGGTGCATTTATTCAGAACGCGCAAATTCCGACTGGGTATTTCTCTTAACCCTCTCGATCCTGCTAGCATGGTGGCCTTCCTGGCTTGGGGGTTGCCATGCTGCAGGATCTTGAACCGCTCGGTGATCGAGTGATTATCAAGCGCCTCGATGAAGATGCCGACAAG